GCTTGCCAGGATATGGTAAGAAGTGTCATAGAGAAGTAGAATGTATGGCGTTTGGAACAGTCCCTCTAGTAAGTAATGAAGTGGATATAGATTCCTATGAATGTAAACCAGTGGAAGGAGTTCATTATTTACGGGTTTCTTCACCTGAAGACTTGGTGAACAAAGTGAAAGGTAATAAAAATTGGTTAGAAATGTCTGAAGCCTGTAAAGTATGGTATAAGGAGAATTCTTCAGTAGATGGAATCTGGAATCTAACAAAGAAACTTTGTAATATATAGATGGGTAGAAAAAGAGAATCTTTACTATCTTCAGTATCATCTTTGTTTTTTATATTTTCTCTTCTTTCATTAATATTTACTGTTATTTTTTTTGTATATAAGAAAATATATATAGAATCATTTCAAACTAGAACACCTATATATTCGAGGCTAACAAATATTTATATGCCATATGAATATATAGCACCATCGTATAATTCATCGTTATATCCTTCGGCACCAACAAATTTTCTAACTTCTGTTACTTTTGATATAAATAGTGCAACATATAAACATACTATTCATGATCAGTTTATTAGTTTTTCTTTTGAAACACCACAAGGTCATATGTTCTTATCTGATATGTATGGAAATAGAAGAGTAAGTTTTACAAATTTAATGAATACATTTAGAACTATGAATGATAGTTCTATTGGTCCTCATATACGTTTAGGTGCAGGACAAGGCCACGTTCGTTATTATCCTACTAATACAACTCATAAGAAATATTTAGATACTTATAGATATATAAATGATTTTAATGGTTCATTATCATTTCAATTGCCTTTAACACAGGCATCACCTATTAATCCTGCTAAAAATACATTTTCTCTACCTAACTCAAATGATTTAGTATACACTTCAAATGTTGTAGGATATTTAAAAAATACTCTTGGATTTTCATCACTTATTGTAGAATTAGGGAATGAGCCAGATTATATTATGTTTAATACAGATCAAATATATGAAAATTCAAATATAGCTTATAGCAACTATATTACACGAATGAATGAATATGTTAATGTTTTAAATCCGATTGTTGGTTCAAATATTATTATAGGTTCTTTTGCGAGTCCTAATCAAGCAACCAGTTGGGGATCACAATTTATTAATAATAATTTATCTAGTTTTAGAAATAAAGTAAAATATCTTTCTACTCATCACTATGCTGGTTGTGATTGTGCAGGAGATAGAAAATATAGAGATGGTTATACACCTACAAATGGATTTACACCGCAAGTTTTATTAGATAGAACATATAATATTAATCTATCATTAGAACCTATAGTTGATCAATTAAATATGGAGTATCATTTAGGAGAAACGAATAGTATATGCTGTAGTGGTCAGTTTGGTGTTTCTGATACATTTGCAGCTGCTTTATGGATAGTAGATTATACATTATATGCTAAATATTATAACGTAAAACGAATGAATTTTCATAATCATATTATTCCAAACGGTGTTTATACAATAGTAAGTTATCCAGACGCATATAGAAGTGTAACAAGTGAGATTGTTAATGTAAAACCGTCATCACATGGATTATTACTTTTATACTATATTTTAAGAAATAGAGGAAATTTATATAGAATAGAAGAACCAAATCAATCTAATACTTTGAGAAAATGGATAATTAAAAGTTCAACTGAATGGAAAATAGTATTTTTACATATGAAAAATAGTGAAGGAAATATTCGTATACAATTAAATAAATTAACGAATAATAGTAGGCCTGCTAAATTATATAGATTAGTTTGTCAAACTAATATAGATGCCAAAAATGGAATATCTTTTGCTGGATTAACATTTGAAGGAACAACAGATGGTAATTTAAAAAATTGTAGAACAAATGCTACTGTCCCTTTTAGTAGTTTAAATACGTATTTAAATAATAGTAGTAATTATGAAACAGTTAACTTAATTAGTAATAAGTATACATTTATTGTAGGGAAAACATCAGCAGTAGTTTTAACTATACCATTATAAATAAATAATATATGATTTAAACTAATTCTATCTTATACTATTAGAAATGACTCACAAATACTTTGTCTTAGATGGGAAAGGCTGCGTCGAGTTACAAGATACGTTTGGATCTGATTTAACCGTTGTAAATGCGGCGCGTGTCTCTTTTGCTAAAGAGGTTTGCGAGTTTAAGGAAGGTGATAGAAAACTTATTAACTACTTAGTGAAGCATAATCATATTAGTCCTTTCTTTCATCCACAGATTCGTTTTCGTTTAAAGATGCCCATCTTTGTAGCACGAGAATGGTTTCGCCATACTATTGGATTCTCACGTAATGAGGTGAGTCGTCGTTATGTAGATGATGAACCTGAAATATTTATTCCTGAAGAGTTACGAGCACGTGATTCAAATAAGAAACAAGGTTCTAAAGATTCTTCTATAGAAAATAATGATGCGATGGTTCAAAAAATTAGAGATTTTTCAAACCAATCTTTAGAACTCTATAACGAGTTATTAAAAGAACAAGTGGCACCAGAAGTAGCGCGAGGAGTTCTCCCTCAGAATATGTATACTGAGTTTATTGAAACCGCATCTTTGTATGGTTATATGAGACTCTGTAGACTTCGCTTAGATCCTCAAGCGCAAAAAGAGATTCGTGAATACGCTACACTTATATCAAAACTTCTTGAACAAAAGTTCCCTGCTTCTATGAAAGCCTTCTTTGAAAATCAATAGTATCTTTTTCTTTATCATAGATACCTATATACTTGCACTTAGAATCATATACTTCACAAGTATCTGTATTATAGAAGAACTCTTTTAAAGGCACCAGTTTTACTTCTACAACTTCATACTCATTTTTTAATGAATCATTTACAACAAATGTTTTTGATTCATTATTTGTAGTAACAATAGTATTTTCTTTAGGAGAACTTCTTTTATTATAGGCGATTAAGTATCTATTAGCGGATGTTTTAGTAAAGACTGGATACTTCTTAATAAGTTCTTTGATTAAAGATGCTTTACTCTTATCTTTTAAAGAATCAATATATGTAAAGACAATCTTTTCTTCTGGGAAGTTCTTTTTACCCATCTCTCTTTCGTCTACACTATATCCTTTTACTAACATATTTTTAAACCATTCACCTCCTTCAATATGACTCCATGTAGGAATAGGATCATGTATGGTGCCATGAAGAAGAGATGGATGATCTACACTTATACGTTTGCTACTATCTAGTGAATCTATCTTACTCTTTTTTTTCTGACAATCTTCGCATAATAAACTATCTTTTTTAGAAGTTCTATCACACTGTATAGCAATATGATAGTATCTCTTTGTTTTTAATGGTTCTTCGTGAAAGAAGGCTATTTTACCTTTATCAATTGTATCTGATACGGTTCGCCCGATACATCTTGGCATTTTTTGAATAAAACTTTACTGGAAATATACTTCAATTTTTATCACTATCCCATTCAACGGTTAGCGGTTCGTAAGTGCTAAAGTCTCTGGAATTTTTAGTAGACTTCTCTGAACTCATTAGTTGTTCAAGTGCTCTTCTTCTTCGCTCTAAAGGTGAACCAGTCTGACTCTTAGTAAGATTCTTCCACTTCCATTCGAACTGTAACGCATCACGCTCTTCAGGAAATACTCCAACTAAACATACTCTTCTCCAAACAAAACCTCTGGTTGCTTTTGCTCCACCACTTAACAGACCATTATGCTGTTTCAATCTCCTATCAGGATCTAACGTTGCTCCAACATATGTTTTCTTATTAGATTCTAATAAGTAACAGAACCAAGACATTCTATTATAAATAAAATTGATAATTTAAATCACATATTTAGTAAAAAAAATGTTATTTATACCACCTACCCGATCACCATTAAAAGTAACAAGAATTAATATTAAAGTTGTAACAAGTGTTCCTAAGTTACAAACTATTCCAAAGGTTAAAAAGGATTAAATGAGTAGTATTAGATGGAATATAAGAGACCTGGAGGAGATATAACAACTCTTTTAGATTTAACAGATCGTGATACGCAAGAGAATGATCTCTTCCCTTTAAACACAAGTATAACTTGGTTTACGAGAAATCAGAATAGAAGAAGTATCCCCTTTGTTCCTAACATTCAAGATTTTTCATTTCGTGGGCCCGCTTCTTACGGACAACGATTCACATTTGATATTGGTTCTCTACCGTGTGGTGATCTAATCTATGGAACAGCAATACAAGTAAAGTTAAGTCACTGGTTAGATTTAACTACACTAACTAATATTGTTGCTGGTAACTATACTTATACCGATATTAGTGAGAGTTGGTTTTTTGCTAACTCGTTAGGTTCTATACTAATTGAAAAAGCAGAGTTAGAAATTGATGGAGTTACTATCGAAGAGATTGATGGAGATTTTATCTACGTTTATTCATCACTATTTAATGATTTAAATAAACAGTTTGGTGTAGCAAACGATTCACTAGGTTCTACATCTATCCCTAACTTACTGCAATGGGATCCAAGAAGAAATTTTCCTGTGGAGGACGGCAACATATTCTGTTTGCTACCATTTTTTTTTATGCGCACAGTCCTAAAAGAGTCTTTACCAATGATTTCGATTAAAGAAGGTTCTGCAAGAATTCATGTTACCTTCAGACCTTTTAAAGATGTTGTTAGACAGTATCGAGGATATCGTGATTCATGTGATTCAGTTCCTCTCGGTAGCACGACTCAATTTAATCAAGCATCTATTAGTGTAACCAGAGTTATCCCTGATTTTCAACAAGTAAAACTAGTAACATACGGTGCATATCTTGATGGAATAGATCGAACAAAAATGTTAAGAGATCCATTTGAACACATTTTCCGCGAAGTTCAGACTTTTACTTTTGATGAACCTTTAAAATACTTAGTATCTAAGAATTCTACTGATTCTGTAAATATTCAACTACCGTTGGAAGCAAATCATCCATTAGAAGAGATTATATGGTTTGTTAGATTGAAAGACTGTTCACTAAATAATGAGTGGACAAACTATAGTGCAGTCTTAGAAAAAGATTATAATGAAACTTTTAATCCTCTAAAACCGTTACTAGTATCGGCAAAGTTACAAGCAAACGGTATAACTCTCTGTGATGCAGATGAAAACTACTATCGACAACTCATATCTTCATATCATAAAGGAGGTATTATTAGTTATAACAAGTATATATACGGATATCCTTTTTCTAGAACACCTGGTGAGCATCAACCATCTGGTTCTCTAAATGCTTCCAGATTAAGTAGTTTAAGATTAATGTTAGAAGTAGAGGCACCAAAAGGGTGTCAGTGGGAAGTGAAAGTATTCTGTATCGGTATTAATTGGCTCCGATTTGAAAATGGTGTATGTAATAAGTTGTTCAAAGATTAAATTTTACTAGTATAGGATGAGTTTTGAATCACTCAGTGTTCTAGGACAAAGATACTGTTGTCCTATGATATTTGGTGTAGCAATATCTCATAATAAGTTAAGAGATATTAGTTATAATAAAATTGTCCCTTATGTATTTGATTCCATTACTTGTGAAAATGAAATGAAACCAGATTTTATAAGAACTGATAGAAAAGCAACGATTGCTACCTATAATGCACCAGAATCATATGATTATACTAAATCCGATGATATAGTTACATTTGCTAAAAAGTATAATATGAAAGTTCTAGGACATGCCTTATGGTATGAACCTAGTAATTTACCTGAATTTGTTATAGATTTAAGTAATAATGGAACACTTAATGCCCCACTTATGTCAAATATCGTAAGAGATCATATTACAAATATTATGAGATATTTTAATAGTTCAGCACCAAATACTGTTTATGCATGGCAAGTTTTAAATGAATCACTTGATTCTACAGGTAATATACAAACTGATCAAATAGTTCATCGATTACTTGGAGGAAACTCATCATTTAGTAACATATATCGGTATGCTCAAGATGTTATTACACCACCAGCAGCACCTCCACCAGCTCCTCCTGGCATTAATACTAATATTAAACTATTCTATAACGATTATCGAGATTTGGCACCAGATGGAATATTTAATAGATTAAAATCTTTAAAAGATGCTGGTATTTTAGATGGAATTGGAATACAGTGTCATGGAACTACACCTGATTCTTTAGAAGCTATGACATTAAAATATGTTCAAGAAGGATTTGAAGTTCATTATACAGAAGTAGATAATAATTCTCATATTACTGATGCTGAATTAAGAACATGGTATGAAAATGTTATCGATATTGCTCTAAAATACGGGGTAAGAAATTTTACAGTCTGGGGTTTAATAGATAGTAGTTCATGGTTATATACTAAAAATTCAAGTCAAGTAACATATATAAGTTTAGGTCAACCATCACCAAGATATCCACTCTTATTTAATAATACATATCAACCAAAACCATGTTATCTTGGTTTAGTTAATAAATTAAAGGCGTTTGGCAATCAAACATATGATATAATAATTATTCTTGGGCAATCTAATTCTGTTGGATGGGGTGTAACAAAGTACAATAGATTCGATAATATATCGGGAAGTTATATTATTACAGATTATGATGACTATAATGATGATTTTGATAATAATTTTAATGAACATATAAGAACATTTACATCAGATAATCGTATAGTCCCCGCATTTGAACAACTTGATAGCGCTCAAGGTAGTGGAACAAGAAATAGATATGGATTTGGTTTAAGTTTTGCTCGTCAATATATAAAAGAAGGAAAACTTGGTTCTGTTGCTCTTGGTAGAAAAGTATTACTAATTAATTGTGGTTATGGAGGCACAGGATTTTTTCCTGATTCTCCAAATAAATGGAATCACTTTTTAACTAATAGCTTATATAATAAGGCTTTGGAAAAGATTAATACAGCTAAATCAGCAATTAATCCTGCTTCTGAAGTAAAAGCAATATTATGGCATCAAGGAGAAACAGATGTTGATCCAATATTTCTTTCATCAACAAGAGCAAGTTTAACTGAAAATTTTGATAAGATAAGAGTGGCATTTAGTTTGGAGAATAAAGTGCCTTCTCCTTCACCAAGACCTTCTCCTTCACCAAGAGCATCTTATACAGAAGATGATATAAAAGATTTATACTCTATATCATTAACAACTCTATTAAATAATTTAAGATCTAATGTAGCATCTGATACTACTCCTATACTATTGGGAGGTCTATGTCCGAGTATGTATATTAATCATAATATAAGTAACACCGAAAAATCAGACACAAAAACAAGATATAGAAATTTTCCTTATATAAGATATCCTTTAATGAATGAACTAATATTAAGTATAGCTCTAAAAAATGGTTATAAATTTGTATCTGCTGAACCAATTTCTAATGTATCTCCGCATTTTAATCATTATTTAAAATCTAATGAAAATAATGATATAATTCATTTTAGTATACCGAGTCAAATAGAATTTGGTAAACGTTATTTCTACGTTTATAATAATAGTATTTTACTGAATAATTCTAGATTTACCAATGATACATATGATGTATTTGTTATACTAGGTCAATCTAATTCTATTGGGAGAGGTAAAACGGAATACACATTTGATAATCAACCCCCTGCTTCTGGTACATATAACATGAGATCACAACGATTTTATGATGATGATTTTAATAAAACAGTTAATAGTCAGATAAAATCTTTTAATGAGAGAGAATTTTCACATCCTCAGATAGTTGATGGAGAAGAAAATCTTGAAGGTTTAGGTAGTGGAACACCAACCGATTATGGATTTGGTATGAGTTTTGCTCGTCAATATATAAAACAAAATCCTACTAAAAAAGTAGTATTAATCAATTGTGGGTGGGGGGGAACTAGTATAGAAGCATGGGCTATCAATTCAGAAACTAAAATAGGAGCGGATCTCAGTTTTTCAAATCATACACACGAAGGCAAAAATTTATATCAAGCATCTTTAGCTCGTATTAGATCAGTATTATCGCAAATTAATTCATCTTCTATTGTAAAAGCAATCTTATGGCATCAAGGTGAATCAAATATTGGTGAAATATATGGTCCATCTACACAAGTTAGTGATAATTCAGATAGTATAATTAAATCTAGATCGGCGGTATATGAAAGTCAGTTAACAACAATGTTAAATACATTAAGAACTAATATCGGATCTCCAACTACTAGCATACTATTAGGTGGTCTATGCCCTAGTCACTATATTAATCATGCTCTAAGTGCGACTGATAGATCTGAATTTCGAGCACGACAAACGAGATATCAAAAAATGAGTCAACTAATTTCAGAGATAGCAACTAGAAATGGTTATAAGTTTGTATCTGCAGAACCAATTCCTGCAGAAAACCCACATTTTAATCACTATTTAAAAGGAAATTCTGGAGATAATACTCATTTTAGTAAATCAAGTCTAATCGAGTTTGGTAAAAGATACTTCTATGTTTTTAATAATAATAGGATAACATTTTAAATCTTCTTATATACATATACTTTTGATTGATCCGACCAACTCATTGGTAGTGTAACATGATTGAGTTGTTCGAATTTAGTAGAATTTAATTGTTTTGAACATACTACTATAGAACCATTGTTTAGTTCTCTTTCTAACTTTTCAGTCAACTGTTGCGCAGTATCATCAGATAAACAGAGATTAGAAATAAATATCCAACACGCATTACTATAGTTAATAGAATCATCTAAAAATGATAAGCATACAAATTCAACTCTCTGTTTAATAGATGTATCACGAAGACGTTGTAGAGCAGTATTTGCCTGCTGAACACGTTCAGAAATAACTTCGATCCCCACTCCTTTTAATGATGAGTTTAGAGCAGTTAATCCTAAAACAATTTTTCCAATACCAGAGCCAAGATCATAAAAGTTTCTATAAGAACTTATAATATTCGATAGTGGAGCATATCGACTATATACTTCATAGAGAATAGGTATACTTTCAGTTTTTAATTCACCATAAGTAAGATTACTATTCTCAGATGCATTTGCTAAACCAAATCCGGAAAGTCCTTCATAGAGTTTATTAATTTTAAGAGTTTTCTTTCGAGATATACGAACTTTACGAGTTGACTTTGTTTGGTTTAACATACTACTATGTTTTCAAAAAAAAATATCATAAAAAATACTTATAGGAAGATTTATTCAATATACTTAGATGGCTGCTTCACTACTCCGTGTTTTAAATTCTGGAGTTCAAGATAGTAGACTACTATGCACCAAAGGAGAACCAGATATTAGTGTATTCACAAAAGTATTTATTAAAGCTGGAAGATTTACCACACAGTGGGTTAGATTAGATTTTGATACTGCGCCATCTTTTGGTAACTCCGCAACAATTACCTTACCAAGAAAAGGACATCTTATTAGTCGTTTACATCTTGTAACAACTATGCCCGATATTTATACTACTCAAAAGTTAGCAAGAGATGAAAATAATTTTGTTGGACCATCGTTCGGTTGGACAAACAGTTTAGGTCATGCTCTTCTTCAAGAAGCTCTTCTGGAGATTGGTGGTGCTCGTGTAGAAACACTTAATGGAAGGTTGTTAGAAGTTTTAGATGAGTTCTATACTCCTCTTGAGAAACAGATTTCTATGAATAAGCTACTATGTAGAAAAGATAGTGGATTCACTTATCAATCATTTGGATATAACGAATCTAATACTCTTGTTGTAACCCCACTCCCTTTCTGGTTTAGTTCTGGTGATAGTGCTCTAGCTCTACCAGTTGATGCTATCCAAGCAGATCTTATAAAGCTAACTATTAGATTTAATACAATAAATAGTTTGTATGTTTCAGATTCATACGTAGATTATTCTACAAATACCAGAAATCCTGTTGCTGGTGAAGCCTACTTTCCTCTAACTAATGCC